GTTATTATGCGCGAATTGAACCGCTAAAACTTTTAACCAGTCAACTTCACCAACGATGCGCGCCTTTAATGTGGTACGTATGTTTTTCGTTTGGTTGTTTTCTACCGTGGTGGCGTATAGCTTATCGGTAAATGCTGCCATTACATCGCCTAACGATTCGGCTTGCTTCAAACTTTCGGCGGCTTCGGCTCTTAACTTTGCCTCGGCGGCTTCCTGTTCGGCTTCTAAACGTTCGTGGTATTCTACCATGCGCTTTTTGGCATCTTCGATAAATTCGATTAACGGCGCGGTGGCATCCTTTTCCAGTTTAATAAGTTCTTTTTTGAAATGCTCGAGCGGTGTGGTTACTTCCTTACGTGCGGCTTCGATTGCCTTAACTGCATCGCTAACGTCCTTAACAGCGGCGTTCATTGCTGTATATTCGCTAACGTTCGTAACGCTATTAGCTTCACCGCCGCCCGTGTTACTTTTGATTATCGCCTGAGCGTTTAATACTTGAGGCGAATTAATCGCTAAGTATATTTTTTCGATTGGTATTTGTACCTTTGCAAGTGTGTTCATGTTTGTTTATTTATTTATAAGCTAAGGGGCGGCGCTTTGCCGCCCTTTATTATTTAATCCCACGGTAAGTCGTTAGCCGCCTTTTGCCCGAATATATCGTCGATGTCGGGTAGTTCCTCAAAGTTTGAAAGCGGCTGCGTTTTAGGTGTAAAATCGTTTTTAAAACTTGCCTTTGTCATCGCTATGTACTCGTCCGATTCTTTAATCTTGTTTTGTACGAACTCGGGTAGCTTTGCGAAGGTTTCTTGGTTGTGTTCGGTAGGTGAATAAACATAAGCCTCGTTAATCGGTTCGGGGCAAGTTAAGCCCTTTGGCAGCGGCGTAATGCTCATAATGTTAGCGTAAGTGTTTTCGCCCTTTGTTACGTGCGTTACGTTTACCATGCACGTTTTACCGAGCATCTTAAAAATATCCAGCTTCGAGGCTTCGCTATCGGTTATCTTTTTGCCTAACCACGCTGAAACATCGCGGCGTAATAAAGCCTTTTCATTCATGCTTAACGTGTAGATGCTGCGAACATAGTACGGTTGTTCGCCTTTTTCGTCATTAAATACCGCTTTCTCGGTTGGCAGCTCAAATAAGAATTGAACTTTTCGCTTTTTACCGGGAAAGTTCCCGCCTTGCTCGGACGTTCCGAGGTCGATAATTTGATAGCAGCGCGCAGGGTATAAGCCCTCGGGCGCGATTTGTCGGTTGGCGTTGCCGCCTGTTGGTGCTGTTAAAGCCATTTTAAAAAGTATTAAAGGGTTAAAAAATTAAAGGTTCTCGGATTCGAACGAGTGTATTAGGTTGCGGTTAATACCGTCAATAACCTGAATGAATAGGTCGCTAAATGCGTCGCGTTCGAGCGGCTCAAATAGTCGGTGTTCGACTGGCACGCCTTCGAATTGTTCGCGGTGAAATTTACGCGATAGGTTAGCCGCTCCCGAATCGCAGCGCGTGTAAATTCCTTTCATGCAGCCGTCGTTAACGAGCATCGTCATAATGCCGCTAAGATGGTCGTAAAAATAAAACTCGGTGTTTTGGTAATTGCGGAAAATTGTAACTGTGTCCATGTGTATAAGTGTTTAAAGGTTTAAAAAGAAAGGGCGGTTATTAGCCGCCCGTGGGGGTTAGTTAGTTGTTCCAAAAGAAATTAATTCGAAGCAATCTAATCCTAGTTGAATGGCTATTTCGCTCTCAAAAAACTCTCTGTCCTCAGAGGTGTCAATGTCTGCTAATCTTGATTTAACTAAAACATGAGCTGCAAAACCAGCTCTTTCCATTTCCCAAGTGTCTTGGTTTTTAGTCATTTTGTAACCTGATACGCTGTAAGTTGTCATTGTGTGAATGTTTAATTGTTTAACACTGCAAAGATACAACCTTTTTTTAAATCTGCAATACGAAAACAAAAATAAATGCAAATTATTTTATAAAACGCTGATAATTAACGCGTCTAATTTTGCGCCCTACCCAAACCGAAACCGATAAGCGCCCCGAATCCGACCTTTGCCGCCGTTGTTTCGTACCATTTTTTGCGCGGTGCTTCGATTACAAAGCTGCGTAAACCTTCGACTGTCATATTTGGGTTATCAATCGCAACCCTTACGATGCTTTCACGCTTACGAAACGGGAAAACGCCGCGTAAAGTATCCCCAATGCCTACCGAAATAGTCGCGGGAATGCTTAAACTATCGATTTGCAAGTACCCGAGGCGGTTAATTTTGCCCGTAATCGCAAACCAACGCTCAAACTTTTCAAAGTTACGGGGTAAAACAAGCGCTGGCACGCTGTCGCGTATGTAAATCGGGTCGCCTAATTGTATTTTAGTCTTGTAAACTGTGCGCGTAACGACCTCAACCGCCGCTTTCGGCTTATCGATGCGCAATTTTTCGGTTAAATCTTTGAGTTCTGCGATTTGTTGCCCTTGCGTGTATATCGTTAAGGAATCATTTACGTGCGTTTTAACGAACTTTTGCTCTGTTAGTGTGGTTTGCGCTTGTTGATGGCACGAACGCACTAAAAACAGGCTTAAAATCGCTAAAAATAGCAACCTTTCAAGCCAAACGTAACTGAGCGATGTATTTGTCGATTCTTTCACGGCATTTAACGTTTTCGGTTAGTATTGCTTTGGCTACGTTTGGCGGCATTTCGCGTTCGGTTAGATAAATCCGAAGCACTTTTATAAGCCGTTTATCGATTTGCCTGTCGGTCATATTTGGCGCGTTGCTTTCTTAACTAAAACCCTAACGGCTTCGTCCAAATTTACAACCGATTGTTCTAACATCTGCAAAAGTTCGCCGCGTTCGGTTTCGGATAGTGATTTATTTGAGCCTATCAATTTAACCAACCCGCTTACCGAAGTTAACGGCTGCCGTAATTCGTGCGAAAGCATAAAACGAAATTCCTCAAGTAATACCCGTTGCCGTTCGTGTTCGTGGGCGCTTATGCTCGTTACATCGACCAGTTGAAAACCGATAAAATGCACCGCGCCCATGATGCTGTATATATTCCAAACATTAAAGCGTTCAGATAAGTTCTTTTGCTTCGTTCGGGCGTATACCCGGGCGGGTTCGGGCTGTTTATCCTTTGCCCTTTTAACGGCTTCTATTAGCGTGTCTTTGTCCTCGGGGTTGCTAACTATGTCGACTATGTTTTTTGGCTTAATATGGCTCGCGTAATGCTTAAAAAGTTCGTTAGTGCTTACGATTGTACCGTCTGTTTCGGTAACAACGTAAAACAAGTCTAAAGAGTTTTCGAGTATGTATACCGTAGACACGATTGCAAATTTAAGCAATAGTGTTAAATTATACTAAATGTTTAAGCGTTTCGTAAATCCGTTATAAGCGACCGCCACGCCGCGCCGCAACCCATTAAATATTTAGCCGACATCCATAAAGTAAAGCTAAACACAACACCGTTTAAAAGTATATCGTAATTCATAGGCATTTCTAAATCTTGCGGTTTTCTTACGGGCTGACTTTTGGCGGTGTAGTACGTTGGAGCAGCTAACAAAGATACATCGCAGGGCTGTAAAGTATCAAACGCCGTTAAAACTATTTCGGGTTTTGCTTTCGGTTGCGCCATAACATACTCGTAGCTTTCGCGGTTAGCCTGGGCGAAGCTTGTATCTGCATTGGCTGCCTCCCAGCTCATTGTATCAACATTGAGCTTATTATGGCGAACCGTCTTTATTGTATCCCTACGAACCTGTTGCATCGTTTTTAGCTTTTGGTATGTAGCCCGCTGCTATTAGCGCGGTAATTATTGCTGCGAGTGTTTCCGTATTTATCACTTTAAAAATGAGTAAAAAGATTGAGGCTAATATCATAACCGAGCCAACCGTCGAACGCCAATGCTTTACAATAACGTCAATTATTCGCCTCGGTTTAGTAGCCCGTTTTCTCATAACTACTTTACGTTATCGGTCGGGCTACGTTTAAGCGTTTAAGGCTTAAAAGTTACAAAGTGAGAAGTAGAGATTCGCCTCTTCGCGGCGGCGGTTTGTTAAGCCGTTTAATACTTTACCGCCCGCTTTATTCCATTTTAAAAATTCGTCCAATATAGACGGGTCATTCGGGTTAACCTTTGCCTTCTTTAGCAGCGTAGATTTCACCAACGCACCAGTCCCTACGTTGTAGCTAAAGGCCACAAGCGCATCGAACTGGCATTGATTAAGGTTCGGCAGGTGTTTATTTACCGCGTCCTCATAGGGCGAAAGCGTAGCAAGCAAAAGCTGCGTTGCTTCCTTTTCAGATGCGAGCTTTTCGCCTAATAAAACTTTCTTGCCGTTTGGATGGCGAGTGCTGCCGTAGCCAATTGTCGGCACGCCAGCAGGGCAAAGGTAGGAACTAAGCCGCAAGCCCTCGTACTTCTTAATCAGATTCAGACCGAGAAGCGAGGTGGAGCGCATTATGGTATGATTGCA